TCAAGCGACCTTATTAGACTTCCAAACAGGCCGAACCATCGGAGAAGGCGGCATCGCGTCAATTGCAGCACGCAGCACGACAGGCCAGTCATGCGCATCCAGATAATGCCGAATGCCGTTCTTCCTAAGAAAGGCGGCTTGGCGAGCGCGTTGCGGGGTACCGCATAACTCGGCAACCTCACTTCTGGAAAGACATAAACCAGCGGCTGGGGGCAGGCCACATGTCTGCTTTGATGGGTCGCTCATCGCGTCATGGCTCCTTGTGATGTGAGTGGTTTGCCTGTTTCTCTGCGTTTCACCGCTTCCAGCAGCAGGTCCTGTACTTCGCGTTTGGATTCACGGCGGGCCATCACCAATTCATCCACCGTGCCCGCCGCCACGATGTGGTGAATAAATACAGGCCGCGTATGTCCGGCTTGCGCCTGACGTGTCGGTCCGATGCGTTCGATGATCTGCTGGTACTGCTCCAGGTCCCACCAGTGGCCGAAGAAGGCCAAAATATTTCCGCCGTCTTGCAGATTTAAGCCATGACCGGCACTGGCCGGATGGGCAAATAGCACGGGAATGTTCCCCGCATTCCAATCGCGGATCGTGTCGGGGTTTTTGTCCAAAGCACGTCCCTTGGGGAAGGCACGCTGCAACCGTGCTACATCACTTTTAAAGTGATACGCCACCAACACCGGCATACCGGCGGCTTCTTCGATAATGTCGTGCAGCGCCTCTAGTTTTGCGTCGTGGACGACTTCCCAAGCCTGGCGTGTGTCATCGGTATACAGCGCACCATTGGCCAGTTGCAGGCATTTTATGGTTTTACTGGCGGCGTTAAAGGCTTCTACTTCGGCACCGCATTCCAAGGCGATGAACATGTCTTGTTCCATGGCCTTGTACAGACGTTGCGCATGTTCTGGCAACGCAACGCGAATCGTATTGACAATCGGCTGGCGTAAATCGAAATACGCATGTGGATCAAGTGATAAACAGAGGTCGCGTATCTTGTCTTGAATCTCTTGAGATGCATTTGGCGCGGGCACAAGGCGCACCGCATGCGGATCACTGCCGATCTGCACCGCACGGAACCAGCGATCGCTAAACGCTTTGAAATGAGTCCCAAGCCGTGCCCCACGATCCACCATCCACATCAACGCCCACAGGTCCTGTAGCCCATTCGGCGCGGGCGTGCCGGTCAACCCAATGTAGCGCTCCACCTTGGTATGCACATGCTTGGCCAGTGCGCGGGCCCGCCGTGTTCCTTGCCGCAGTCGGAACCCTTTCAGCTTGGAGCACTCATCGGCGACCACCATACGGAACGGCCAACGGTCCTGATAAAACTCTACTAACCATTTCAGATTGTCGTAATTAATGCAGTAGATATCCGCGTCCTGCTCCAAGGCGTGGCGACGTGCCGCCGCACTACCCACGACCACGGACACCCGCAGATGGCGCAAATGGGGAACTTGGCCACCTCATCCGGCCATGTCGTGGCAGCAACGCGCAGCGGAGCAATCACCAAAATAGGCGCAATGTCTTCGACCACCAGGAGCACATCTAACGCCGTCAGCGTTGCCACCGTCTTTCCTAAACCCATTGGCACGAATAGATTGCAGCGTGGGTGCGTCAGGATGAAATCAACGATGGTGTGTTGGTAGGGGCGCAGGTTCATGCCAACGCTCCGTGCAGCGCTTCAGGATGGTGAGGCGGCGTACTGCTATACTCGCCATCACATGCAGTTAAGGCAGGGGTTTGTGTGACATCCGTAGCGTTCGATACGCTTAAATTTGCGAACCGGCTGAAAACGGCAGGGGTTCCTGCGGCCCATGCGGAGGCGGAAGCCGAAGCCTTGGCCGAAGTGCTAGAAACGAATTTGCAAGACCTTGCGACAAAGCGAGATTTGCGGGAGCTGGAATTAAAGCTCGAATCAAAAATAGATAAAGGGTTCGCTGATGTACATAAAGGGTTCGTTGATGTACATAAAGGGTTCGCTGAAATAAAAGGCGAAATGCTGCTACTAAAATGGATGTTCGGTGTGATCGTCACTAGCCTGGTGGCACTGATCATCAAAGCGTTTTTCTGAGTCACGCCAGCACCTCATCCACGCCTTTAAAGGAATCGATCACGACCACGCGCTGGCCCATGCGGCGCATGCGCTCATGCTCACGGACTTGATGCGGTGTGCACTGCTGGCCTGGGGCTTTGAGTTCCACCCACAGGGTGCGCCCCTCGGGCAGCATGGCGATACGGTCCGGCGCACCGTGGCGGCCACCCCATTTCACCTTGCGGATTTCACCGCCCTTGGCCCTGACCTGGGCCACTAAATAACGTTCGATTGTCCGCTCACGGGGAATGTTCATCATTGCTTCCTATACCGGTGGGTTTGGAAGCCTTCCGCCGCTAAGGGCAACCCCTGCGCCCAGGGCGGCGGTGTTGCCATGAGTGCGGCCAAGTGCGCGGCATTGAAAGCGGCGTTGTCATCGGCTTCGGTAATCATTTCGTCGTGCACGGTTAAAACAATCGCGTAACCGGCGGCTTCAATCGCAGGCATGCAGGCGGCCAACACGTCGCGGCTGACAGCTTGGGTGATGTTCTCGACCAGCTTGCCGCCGTAGGTGGTGATGCGCGTCCATTTGCGCGTGATCGGATGCGTGCCCATGTAGGACAGCGCGCCGTGCTCATCGACTCTGGGAGCGGCGTAGTAAAGCACCCGCCCCGACGGCAGACGCAGACGCAGCCATGCACGGCTGTACTGCACTGTGATACCGCAGCAGGTGTGCGCCGTTTCGGGGTGGCCGATGGCGTCTGTAACTGCGCACTGCAACGCCTGCCAAAACGCCGCAATGGCCGGATGCGCGTTGCGCCATGCGCGCTTAAACACATCGCAGGCCAACCATGCGCGATCTGAGAGGCCGAAGGTGGGACGTTGGTTCGCCTTCGTCCACTGGAGCGCTTCCACGGCCTCCTGAAGCAGCAGGGGTGGTAAGGCGGCCTGCTCGGCCATCGCCTCCAAATCAATGTGATACATCGCCGCAAAGGCGGCAAAGGCCCCGACACCGCCGCCATACCCCAAGGCCAATTCCTGCACTTTGCCAATCTGGCGTTGCTCCTTGGTCACGGCCTGGGGCGCTATCCCGAACGAATGAGCGTAGGCGCGCTTGTAAATGTCGTCCCCTTGGCGGATAGGCTCGTGCTCGGCATTACGTTGCAGGGTGATCGGCGCGCCGCGCAGCGCACCGTGAGTGATGGCCTCGCCGCTGTGCCATGTACCATCCACCCCTTGGCAGGTATCAAAATCACCAAACGCGTGCAGCTTGGGGTTTCACCGGCCAGCCACGCCAATACGCGGCCTTCAATGTTGGACAGATCGGCCACGACCAGCTTTTTATGGGTTGGTGCAATCAGACAGCTGCGCAGCGCGCTGCTGGTCAGCGCCATGACATCGTCAAAGACCACATCCACACAACCGGCTTTCATGGCATCAATGCCAACGGCGATCACTGGCTGGCTGAGCGTGGGGCGGGGCAGGTTGTGCGGTTGAAACAGCCGCCCCGCCCAACGTCCGGTGCGGCTGGCCCCGTTAAATTGCAGTGTGCCGCGCAGGCGGCCATCGCGGCTGGTGCAGTTCAGCAGCGCCTGATACTTAGCGGTGCTGGTGGTGCTGGCTTGCCTGCGGATGGACAGCAGTTCCCGCACCGTCTCTGGCAACAGCGGATCGTCAAGACAACGCTCTACCGTGTGTTGCTGCATGTCCGGCAACGCCACGCCGTGCTCGGTGCTCAGGTGGTGCAACAGTGCATCGCGCTGGGTCGCCGCCTGCACCACTCCTGCTGTGAGGTCACTGGTGCGCTCGGCCAGTGCTTGCTTGGCGCGTTCCACAGCGCCGATGGCGGCCTGGGCTAAGTCTGTATCGACCATAACGCCTCGGTCATTAATAGTTTGGTCCAGAAACCACAGCGCCAGCTCCGCCCCCGTGTAGTTGTGGGACGGCAAGCGCTTCACCACGTCCCGCATGGCTGCCACATCGCGCCTGGCGTACTCCACAAACTGTGCCCACTCGGTCGGATGGGTGTCACGTGTGGCACGGCGCAACGTGCAGTGGGTCGGGCGCGGTTTGCAAAACAGTGCAACGAGCCGTTTGCCGTCCTTGGCCTTGGCTTGCTCCACAGGAACGCGCAGCAGCTCGCATAACGTGCCTAGCGCCCCAGGCAGCGAATGGGCCAAGGCCTGGGCCATCGAATCGCGCCAGCGCTCCAAGGGGATGTTGATGCCGCAATGGCGTAGTACGGTTCGGTCAAAATGGGAGTTGTGGAAGTACAGCAGCACCGCGGGGTTGTGCAGCGCAGCCGACAGCTCCTCAGGCATCGTTGCCGTGGCTGTGCAGTCCCACACCTGCACCGGCCCATCACCCAAGGCGTAAGCAAACAGCAACAGCTCGGCTTGCTCGGCATACGCATGCACGCCATGGGCAATCGGTACGGGGGAGTACGTCTCTAGGTCCCCCCATAGCATCGGTGCGGGTGGCTGCGCGGTAGCCATCTCAGGCGGCCACCTTCAGCGAGTCAAGCACCGTTGGGTTCCAAAGAATTTGGTAGCTGCTGTGCCCGTTGCGTGAGTACGGAATCGCTTCACCCCACACGCGACCGGCTTCGGTTAACTCCCACGCGTCGCGTTCATTACGAAATTGCAGGCCGCTGGAGGCTAGTAATTGGTTCGCCGCCTTGGCCGAGCAATGCAGCTGCTTGCCTAGTTGCGTGGCGTTGAGCAGGCAAAGCGGTTCCTGCAACGCAGGCAATGCACGGCGTATCTCTTCGGTCGTTAAATTCGTGTTGCTTTTGATGCAGGCCAGCGTTGCCGCCGCAGCAATTCCTGGCTTCACCCCTGGCACTGTGGAGATGTATTGGCCGATTAATAGGAGTGCGGCAATGCGATCCTGTGTCGGACCAGGCAAGGTGGGCAGTGCTCCTGGTGTGGAGTAGGTGCCTGTCTTGCGCAGGGTGGGCAGGACTTCCTCAAATACCCAACGCTCGAACCGTTCTGCGGCAGGGAGTTTGCTGCTCACAATCAAGCGGAGCATGTCAGGCTCGGAGATGATCCTGGTTTCCCGCGAGCGACCAAGGCTATCTGGGATTGGGTAACACTTCGTTACCCCTCTGCAATGATCGCCCAAAGCTTTGTTATGGTTGGTGTAACCGAGTACATCGGCAACGTCTTTGCCGACAAACCACACTTCACCGTGATCATCGACCACGGTACGCACGGCTTGCGATTCAAATTGGAATGGAGTGATTGCGTTCATTGTGTGGTTCTCTGTGTGTTGGAAGGGAGTTGAGACGGAAGGCGCGTGATGCAGCGGGGTAATGTGTTGGCCCGCTTTGAGGGCTGCGGGCAGCGCTTCACTGGTGAGCCATCGCTGAAAGCGTTTGGCGGTGTCTTTGGTGCTGCCGATGAGCAGGGCGTACACCCCTGAGTCGTTCAGATAGTTGGCGTGTTGGAGGCCACGCGCCGTAAAAGTGCCCAGCTTCCGAACGTTTTCTATGTCCACATGCTGAGCAAGTGCAGCACGCGGATTTAACAACTCCAACGCCGCGCAAATGTCATTGGCGTTGAACCATCGCCGCTCGTGTTCGTCGAGCTGGACACGCACGGCGTGGGATTCAAACTGAAGATGGAATTCAGAGGGTGCATTCATGATGTTGTCCTTACGATGCAAGCCGGTGGAGGGTGCGCGTTTCTCGGCCCTGCCGTTTCGTGTGCTGCCAGTGGTGTGAATCCGATTCACCCCCACGGCATGGCTCCTTCAACATCCATCACCTCAGCAATGGCGCTCAGGTCCTCGAAGTCCTCCACGCTGGCCACACCGCCTCCAGCGAACGCTTCGCCATCACGCAGGAACTGCACGCCACCCAGCGAAGCGTTAATCCGCTTGCCGTAGTTGTTGTCCTGCGCCCAGAGTTCTATGTTGGCGTTGACGTAACATCCGGCATACGGCCTGCCGTCCTGCGCGGTGAGCGGGGTCCGGTCACGGTCGATCACCAGCACCCGGGACTTGTTACGCGCAGAGACGTATAGGTGCCCTGCAAACCCGTCATAGCTGGCTTTCAGGTCGCCATCATGCAAGGCGACTCTGTCGCCCATACGCATCTGTTTAAGCTGGGCCGCCGCCTTAACGCCCCATTTGTCATTGGCCATCTTGTCAATCGCCTGGTTAAGGGCTTTGACTTGCGGGTCGGCAGGGTCGATGAGGAAGCAGGCCGAGAAGGCGGCCTCACCTTCACCATTGACTTTCTTGGGTTCAAACAACACGGGGAAGGCTAAGCGCACGTTTTTAGGGTGAGTTTCATTACGGTGTCTCCTGAGATTGAAGTGAGGGTGCTGTGTCTGGGAGTGGGGGGATGGGCATGTCGCTCAAGTCCTGGAAATCCGTCGCGTCTTGAAGGGCGAGCGGGGGGCGTTTATCCGATGTGGGAACAACAACGGGCGTCCCTGCTGCCCTATGAATGAGCGGTTGGAGCTTTGGCCACTGGCGATCACCGATGACTCCGGCCTGATGGAGTTTCTCGGCGGTCGTGGGGCTGATGAGAGACACGTCGTACATGTCTTTGAATTTGATGCGCAGCTGTTTGAGCATGGCTTCAGCGGCGGTCATGTCCGCCCAACGGCGCGCCCCCTGTCGGCCTTGAACCACCTTGTATCCAGGCACGGGCTGGCCTGAAAGCAACTCCGCTGCTGCCTTGGCACGGACAGCTTTGCACCAGGATTCGATTAACTCTGTTGCGCCAAACAGGCAGGCCAGCGTGGTGTTATCAAATGTGCGCAGGGCCGCGTGGCTGAGCTGCGGGACAATGGGTTTTGTGAGATCAACAAAATCATCTGCCACCGTGTTCAGTACATGCGTGGCCAACGCAGGGCAGCTCGCTTTGGCCTTGCAAAATCGGCATGGTTTTTCTGCGGGGCCGAAATACTCTGAAGGTAATTCGCCTACGTTGTTGTAGTGCCACATCGCAGCCCTACACCGCGCTGCGCCTTGCGCAACCTTCTGCCTAAAATCCTCCATCTGGGGAGGGTGCCCACCCACTCATCGGCATGTCCGAGCCGTGGTTGCACGATCACTAGCCGCACGTGCTGGAAGGCTTCCACCCCTGCAAATTCTTGCAGCGCTGCCAGCGCATACAGCTGCAATTGCTCATTGCCTTCGGCGAAGACTTTGACGCCTCTGCCGTATTTGAGATCAACGATGGTCAACGCATCCCCCGCTAAAATCACCATATCAGCGGTGCCTTTAGCGCCTTGCTCCCCAGTGATGGAGGCAATGCGTAGGGGCTGCTCGACCAGGCGCACTCCCGCAATGGCGCGTACATAGTCCACATACTCCTGCACGTACGCCGCCATCTCTGCGGTGACTTCCCAGCGGTGGCCGTTTACCTCATGGCATGCTCCCACGTACGCGCTGGCATCGGAGCCGGTGCGTAATGCGTCGGCAGCCACTGTATGGGCCACGGTGCCTTCATCGGCAAATGGGCTAGCGTCGTCTTTGCAGGTGCGCGTTAACGGAACGCTTGCCGGACAGTGCAACCAACGATGCGCACTGCTCGGGGATAACATGGCGTGCTGGCTCATGTCTCACCGTCTAAGGGCAAACCGCGTTCGTGGGCGCTGTAAAATCCTTCGATGCGCTCCATCAGCGTTGGGTACAACTCCGGAGGGATTTGAGAGAGGCCAGCCACGCCAAATGACTTCAACACGTCTTTGGCGTATGTATTGCCAAGCTCTTTAGACAGGGCCGTTAACGCCTTCGCCGCCTCAAGATACCCAGGCGTGCTCATAACGTCCGTTGTGCTCTGAGCAGCAGCAGGGTTGGCCGCCGGTTGCGCCACATCCGTTGGGGGAGGAGGTGCCGCCGGTGGAGGGCTAGGGGCGTTATCGCTGCGCGGTGTATTGTCAAACACAGGTTGCGCGGGGCTGCTCGTGCTGCGGGGCGGGTTAAGCACCGCTAACACAGCGTTTAATTGGACCTGATCGGTAATCGTGACGGTGATAGGAAACATGGGTTTTTTTCTCTCGTGTGTGGGTTGTTCCGTTCCGATGTGTTGTCCGTTGTCATCACAGCGCATCGCCGTCTTGCTCCAGTGCGTCACGCACCGCTTCGTAGTCTTCTAGCAAGCCTTTAAGACGCGATAACAACTCCCTTTCCACAGGCGTAAAACGCTCCACGGCTTGCCTGGTTGTTAGGTCACTCACAAGTTCGTTATCACTCATTGAACGCATGAGTAGTGCTGTCGGCATGGGAGGCGACATATAAAAACTCCTTCCAGAAACACGTTCGGGATTAGTGTTTAATCAATAACGATGAAAGCGTTTTGGCGGCTTCGTAGTGCGCGCGGCGAACGCGGTAATTGGCGATGCGTAGTGCATTGGGCATTGCTCGGGTATCGCGCAAAATGCAGTGGGCTAACCCAGGGTGTGCGTAGTCATTGCAACGTGCAGCGTGTTGTTCTTTCGGTGTGCGATAGCGGTTCATCGGTAGGTTTTTCCTGTGTCAAATCACGCCGCACGTGGCGGGCTGGGATGCGTGTTGTTTCGCATCGATTTGCGGTGAATGGCTGTGACGGCAATAACGGCTGGGAATCCAAAGCGCCGGTAGGCGTCAGACTTAGCCTCAACAGTTTTCTGAAACAGGCCGATATAGGTGTACACACCCTGCTTGGTGCGTGCGGTGATGGTGCAGGGGATCATGCGTAGTTCTCCTGCATGGCATCGATACCGCTACGGTGATACCAATGCGCTTCTTGCGCTGTTTGTATGTCCTCTTGTACGTCCTGCTCGGCAAGGATGCGCAGTTGTTCCATGCGTGCGAGTCCTTGCACTTCGGCCAGTGCGTAAAGACGGGCTAAGACATCGCTGCCGATTAACTGATCCGCAGGCATGTCATGTAAATCCGCTAAAACAATTTCCATCTCTTTGTAATGGGCCGCAGACAACGTACCGGCCACCCATTCATCGGCTTCTTCGATTTTTTCAGGGTCGCTTAAATAGTCTTGAACGCGAGCATCGACCTGTTCTGCGAAATACTCTTTAGCATCGTCTTTCGGTGGTTGCAGGCGTGGGTCGTTGTAGCTGCTGTAGCCAATGCCAGTCATGACTCACCTGCCTTTGGTGTAGCAGTGGCGTCAGTACGCATCTGGCCACGGACAGCGCGGACGTGATGCGGCACTGCTCGCGATGCTGCAAAGCTGTAATCTGTGCGGAATTTAACGACCCAAGCCGCGCCCCTCGGGTCATCGTTATCCGGCGTACAAGTCCATATCCAAGGGCCTAACTCCCAACGCAGATAGGCAGCTGCGCGATTAGCGGATAGCGCCTCTTCAAGGGTAGGCACGCGCCAATCGTTATAAGCGCCGATGTCTAATCGGTGGCATTCCTTTGCCGCATCACAATCATGGCCGTACTCATTAGTGCTTGGGTTGAGATTCCAAGCCAGCCACTCCAGCCCGGTAGCCTCATCACGCGTAATGATGTGGTCGCCGTGTTCATCGTAGATTTTGGTGAACCTAGCGCCCTCTGTGGTGGGGACGTTTTCGAGGGTCGCGGTGCTCATGCGGCCACCCCCATGCTTTCAGCGGCAGCTTCAGCGGCTTCGTATGTAGCTAAAGCAGCACGAGCAGCAGCAAAAGCAGCATCACGCGCTTCTTGGTCTTTAGCGGCGTCGTACGCAGCACACGCTTCTTTTTTAGCGGCTTCGAGCGCAGCACGAGCAGCATTACGCTTTTCTTGTCGCTTTTTCTCCGATGCAGCGAGCTGCGCCGCAGATCGATTACGCACCGCCTCAAGGGCAGCTTTCGCTTGCTGATACAATGGATGCGTTGTGGCAACAGTGAACTTATCGTCGTCAAAATAATCTGTCATCACGTCGGTGCTGTTGTACACCTTAAAACAGGCATGCACTAAAGGGCTAAAGCGTGTGTAACGCGTGGCGATTACACTAATTTCCGAGTTATCCCTGTCGTGCGGCTTTTCGTAGGAGTAATCGGCATGCTGCAACTTCCCGCCTTTCTCATCCCGAATGCCGTTCCAATAGAACAATGGCGCTTTTTTAGTCCCTGATAAGGCCTTGCTAACCTGGGGCTGGGCTTGCTCGCTAACGTTTAATGTCATTTCAATATCTCCTGGCCCCTGTGCCGCCGGTTGCGGGTGTCGTGGGGCGATGGAGAGTAGTAAACTATAATTTACCATTGTAGTCAACAAAGATTTACTAATTTTTCTAAATGGCCCTACATCTATTTATGGTTAGTTTTAGTTCATGTAAAATCATGAAGAAAGTAGGAATCACTAATTATTTCTGGACTTTTCCAAGCATTAAAAAACCCCGCGCTAGCGGGGTTTGTGTTTTCAAGGGCAATTGATGATTAAGGCTGCTTAGCCGCCTGCGGCGGTGGCTGCAATTACTCCATCCACCTAGCGATCCACCTGACCCTGCCGATAATCTTAATTGGGTAATCCGGATCGTCTTTCCAGCGGGGTAACCGCCAACCATGATCTCCGTCAGGATTATCGGCAGCAAAAAAGACCTGTTTACTACCGTTGTCCTTAATAAGGATGCATCGCTTAACGTTGTACTCATCAGCGGCGGCACCTGGGGTGACAATCACATAGATGTGCTTGTCATGGGGCGTAGTGTCTGATGTGTCAAACATAATGGCGTCCCCAGATTCAATGTTGGGGAGCATGGAATCGCCGGTACCATGCATGATGACAAGGTTCTTTGAGTTCAGATGATGCTTATTTAATGAATCCTTGCGGAATTTAAGGATTTGGGTATCCACATTCCCCGCAATCTCTGGCCCCGTAGTGCCTAGGCCCATGCATTGGTCGTATGCCACCACAGGGACCCACGGGTCGTCATCCGCCAAATTTGGTTCTGCTTGAGATTGCTTTGGGCTTTTCTTGGGAAGCTTTCCAGAGGTAATCCATTCCATCCTTACACCGAAATGTGTAGCCCATTTTTCAATAAATTCAGGATTCGGCTTTACATTGTGACCGTTCTCCAGCCTCCAGACGTACTGTTTGCTGGTTCCTGCGATAGCTGCGAAGGTCGGTTGATCCATCGCTGCTTCAATTCTTAATTCTCTGAGTCTTACACCAATCATGTTAACTATGATTGACTTAAATTGGTAAATCATGGTTGATTAACTCATGTAAATTATGATTTACTACATGCATGGACATTACTAAGCGCGTAGCTAGGGAATTTTTGGGATTCACGATGGACCGCCAGTTGGCTGATTTTTTCGGTGTCAGTAAGGCTGCCGTAAGTAAATGGCCTGAAAACCAAGGGATGCCTGAAGTGCGGCAATGGCAGTTACGTGCGCTTCGCCCAGACGTATTCGGCACTCCCCCCACAAATCACAGGCAGGAGGTGCCCGATGCAGCGTGAGAAAGAAGTATTTCGCATTGTGTCGACAAATGGCATACCGAACATGACTCCCGCATTCATGAAAAAGACCATTCCGCCGAAAGAAGCACCCATTAGCGCAGTGGAGTTGGAGCGTCGAATCTCATTTTTATATGACAGGGTTTCAAACTTGTTTACGTACATTGCGGACCTCCAAATTAGAACTATGGCTAACCAAGAATCTGCTTTTGCCAGAGGACGAGAAATCAACAAGCGAATAGAGATGCTTAAAAGCGAAGTAGATTTTTTGATGATCCATAAGCAAGCAGAAGATTGTAAGAAGCATCAGGTTTCTAACTAATTCCACGGCTCGGTGTCCTGGTGATGTCGAGCCACTTTTATAACCTTGTGAGTGTGTCCCACGCTGTCCCGCTGAGAGGTAATGAGAGTGACAAGCCAGCAAATCCCTTTGTTTTATGACTCTTACGAGGATGCGATCCGCGATTGCGTGACCGCACTTGGCGGATTCAAGAAGGTAGGGAATATGCTTTGGCCTGCCATGCCCGCCGATGATGCAGGGCGCAAGTTATCTGCTTGCCTCAACACGGAGAAGCGAGAAAAGCTCGATCTGAGCGAATTACGTTTGATCCGACTGGAAGCACGCAAGGCAGGCGTGCACATCCTCGCGTACTACGAAGCACGCGATGCCGGTTACTCAGAACCGCAGCCGTTGAACCCTGAAGATGAAGCCGCACAGTTGCAGCGTGAGTTCATCGCCGCTGTGAAGGGCTTAGAAACCTTACAAGCGCGCATGGCGCGGACGGTGATATGAGCTTGACCACTGCCCATCGCTGCGGTACCGTCGCCGGTAAGGAGCCTAAGAACTCCGGACAAAGCGGTACCCGCACCCGAAACCCATGCGGTTTTTTTACGCCTGCACGTTTTACGTCGGGAGGGCGGCAGCGATACAAGACCCTTTGGGGAAAGCTGCCCGCCGTCTTTGTCCGGTTTCTTAGCCTCCCGACACCCACAGGTGCGGCGCCTAGGAACGTCTCCCTGTGGTCACCTCTCATGACAAAGGAGACGTTTTTATGACGCAGTCCATTATTCCGTTCGATTTTCATTCTCACGCTGTGCGCGTTGTGATGCGCGATGGCAATCCGTGGTTTGTTGCTACCGATGTGTGTACGGCATTGGGGTACCGAAATCCAAGCAAAGCAATCGCAGATCATTTGGACGATGACGAGCGGTCTAACGAACAGTTAGACCGGTCCAGGATGGGTAGCAAAGCCGTCATCATTTCCGAGTCTGGCCTATACGCTTTGATACTCCGCTCCAGAAAGCCAGAGGCACGTAAATTCGCCAAGTGGGTAACCTCGGAAGTCATGCCCTCAATCCGCAAGACGGGGGGTTATTCCGCTACCGGAACGGTGGTGAATGACGATGTGCTCTATGCCATCTGGTTTCTGTGCGGCCAATTCAAGTCGCTGCATGAAACGGTATTCACCAACAAAGTTCCGCAAGCACTGGCATGGCTTGGGGCTAGGCAGATGAGCGGGGCGCTTTACGACCGCCTGCTAGATGGCCTGCACGGCGGCGTTGGCCCTATAGAAAAAGCCCTCGGCCCTCAGATGGAGCGGGTTAGTGGGATTACCTATCACCGCTTCAGCTAACACCTGCGGCTGTCTGGCTGGCCGTACTCCTTAATTAGTAAGGAGTGACTCTCAAATCACTAAACCACCCCCGCAGTTAAAAAGGGCGGGCTGAGGGGTTGGCCTCAACTCGCCCAAAACAAAGGTGAAACTCCTTATGAGAGATTCTATCACGGTTCTAAAACACCCCGTAAATACCCTGGCCAAAACATGGCGCGCTGATGGCTCGGTGAAAGCCTACGACAACGCCAAGTTCTTCCAGGTGGAGCAACGACCGCTCGGTAATAGTCGCGACTTGTCTAACTTGCTCACGGAGCTGGAGCAGAACCCGCATGCCTGCGTGATTCGCGGGGCGTATGTGGGCGATGCCAAAGCCGCTGCGCTTGATACTGAGTTCCAGAAAGGAAAAGTACGGCGCATTGCCGAGCTGTACGAGGATATCCCGCATCACTGGATGCTCGTTGAGATCGACAATTTCGAGCCACTGCGCCGCGATCCGGTGGCCGATCCGGTAGGGAGCATCGGCGAGTTCCTCCACGCACATCTTCCCTTTGGCTTCCACGGCGCAGATTACCATTGGCAGTTATCCAGTAGCGCGGGGCGGGGCGAGTGTGCAGGGAAGCTAAAAGCCCATGTATGGTTCTGGCTGCACAGGCCGTACACCAGCGCACAGCTCAAAGCCTGGGCCGCTGTCTGCGCTCCAGGGTTGGACGCTTCTGTATTTAATACGGTGCAAATCCACTACACCGCCGCCCCTGTGTTTGAAGCCGGTGTGACCGATCCAGTTCCAGTGCGTAGCGGCTTTGTGAAAGGGTTTATGGAAGATTCTGTGATGCTGGAGATTGATGCGGCGATACTGGAAAGCGCCAAGACTGAAGGCAAACCCAGCCGCCAACACAAGCTCATGGCCGCGGCTGCCAACGACCCTGTGGCCGTGCGCCTTGAAGAACGCGGGTTTATCTTATCGACCGGTAAGGCCGGTGAACTCTTTATCGAATGCCCCTTGGCTAAGCAGCATACGCAAGCCTCTAGCCCCACAGCCACCGTGTATTACCCAGCGCATACCGGGGGTTATGCCAATGGCGCGTTTGTGTGCCAGCACGCCCACTGTCGCGGGGTGCCGCAATCGGCGTTTCTACATGAAATAGGAATCTATTCCGATGAGGAAATGCTAGCCATGTTCGAGGACCTCACGGACGAGCCTGCCACGCTTGCCGTTGAGCGGCACGACGTGCCCGAAGCGCTGTACCTAACCACTGACACAGCGAACGCAGTGCGGATTGCCAAGCACTACGGCAAACGGCTGATGGTGTCTGCTGAGCGCTGGTTCGTCTGGGAAGGCACCCACTGGGCGCATGGTATGGATGCGGCGCGCCTGTTGGCGTTAAAACTCTCCAAAATCATTCGCGGCGAAGTGGAGCAATGGCGCACCAAGCGAGCGGACACGGAGAAGGAAAAAAGCAAAAACGCAAAGATCGCTGCTGCGCTGGAGGCATGGGGCAAGAAGTCGGAAATGCGCAGCACTGTAGAGGCGGCGATGGCGCTAGCCAAAAGTATGTTGGTCGTGAAAGCGGAACGGCTGGACACGGACCCCTGGTTGTTGAACTGCGCCAATGGCACCGTGGACCTGCGTACCGGAACGCTCAAAGCGCATCGCCCCGAGGACTACATTACGCGGGTTGTCCCTATCAACTTCGACCCTAAGGCCACCGCTCCTGAGTTTATAACCACACTGGCGCGCATCACCTGCGAAGAAGGGCAGGCCCAGCAGCCACTCAGTGACTTCCTACAACGCTGGTTCGGCTACTGCGCCACCGGCTCGGTACGTGAGCATAAGCTGGCCGTGATGTACGGGATGGGCCGTAACGGGAAAAGTACGCTACTGGACCTGATCTCAGGGATTCTCGGCAGCTATGCAGGCGTAGCCGCCCCTGGGCTGCTGATGGACGGAGGCCACGACCGACACCCAACCGAGATTGCCGATTTGGCGGGACGGCGCATGATGACGGTGAATGAAACCAGCGAAGGTGGCATCTTGCGCGAAGGCTTCGTGAAGCAGGCCACCGGAGGGGATTCACTCAAGGCCCGTCATATGCGTAGTGACTTCTTCGAGTTCCAGCCCACGCACAAGTTGCAATTACTCACTAACCATAAGCCTGTCATCAAGGGGCAGGACGTGGGTATCTGGAGTCGCCTAATGCTCATCCCGTTTAAAGCGCGCTTCGGCACCGCTGAAGAAATTGAGGCGGGGGCCGCCCAGTACCCCATAGACCATAAGATCACTGAGAAGCTTGCCGCTGAACGAGAAGGGGTGTTGGCCTGGATCGTGGCAGGGGCTGTGGAGTGGTGCAAGAACGGGCTTAACCCGCCTGGGATTGTGAGGGACGCTTCAAAGGACTATCAGACGGAGCAGGACCGCGTTACTCAGTTCATTAAGGATGAGTGCGTATTGGGGATGGAGCATGAGGAGCCGCTAACCGCGCCAATGGGTGGTGGGTTATACCCGGCGTATACGCAATGGTGTAAAGACAGCGGCGTTTACCCACTGTCCAAAACCCGTTTCCTTGGCGAATTGGAACGGTGCGTGCCGAAGTTTAGAAATAAACGGGGAACCAGAACGGTCGACGGAAAGCGACGCGAGTTAGTGGTCATCCAAGGGATTGGGTTAGTAGACGCTGACATATAACGAAAAGTAGTGCAGCGCCCTCTGCATCTCGCAAATGGCTGTTGGCGGGGTGCAGAGGGCGTTGTTCGTTTTTGGGGTGGCGAATCTGCAAACGCTGCGGGTTTGATGAAATCTGCAAAATTTTACGCGTTAATTTTCTCAGGGTGCGGGGTGTGCGGGGTGTTTTTAGCTTTTTTATATTATCCGTCCCAACTCACTGTATAAAAAATATACAGCATATATAGAGGGAAATAGGAAAACGATAAAAAACGACCCGCACACCCCGCACCCCTAATTGTCACCCCATTCTCGCGCCCGTACATCTAGCCATTGCCACCCCGACGGGAGAAAGCACCACACATCCAAGGACTATCAGACGGAGCAGGACCGCATTGCCCAGTTCATTGAGGAAGAATGCGTATTAGGGATGGAACACGAGGAGAAGCTAACCGCTCCAATGGGTGGCGGGTTATACCCAGCGTATACGCAATGGTGTAAAGACAGCGGTGTTTACCCACTGTCCAAAACCCGTTTTCTTGGCGAATTGGAACGGTGCGTGCCGAAATTCAGGAAGAGAGACGTAAAGGAAACGGTTGGGACTGGGAAACGCCGTAGAGTTTTATCGATCCAAGGGATAGGGTTAGTAGACGCTGACATATAGCGTTGAACCTACTCCGTTTAAGTATGGCGAACCCGCAGAGTATGCGGGTTTGTCTTTTACACCTAGTCGCGCCTGGAGGGCGTCACCTGTGATACCTATGTCCATACGTTTTTCTACGCACCACCCAATAATCGTAGAGAGAAAAAACGCACTAATAGAAATGTTTCCGAAAAACGGTTGAAATGAGGTATCACACGTTACAAAGGCGTAGGAGGGGTGATACTTATGAACCTCTTTTACCCCCTCTTTCTACCTTTATGTGTAAAAAAAAGATATAAAGAAAGTTGAAAAAGAGGGTTAAATCTCGCTGCGAGGTATCACCCCCCAATCGCCCACCCCCGCACCGTACATCTAGCCATTGCCACACCGGCGGAAGAAAAGCGCCGCCCCCCAACAATCTTCTTTTATTTCAATGGGTTATACTTGTCTCCATGCTTTTTTGCGGCTGGTTAGTTACAAATGCAAACAACAAATCTTCTACAATGTAACAATCCGCGTCGTTTGCTGGCGCGTTTGAACCCGAGCACGATCCGCTACGACACGCTGCCTGGTGGTGTGCCTGAGCTGACGGCGCAGGACATTGCGCATGCCTTAGCGCTCACCCCAGCGGGCTTGGGGCGTGAGGTACTGGAAGCGTGCTGGTGGCCGGATGGCGCAGCGTTGCGACGTGGCCCCTTGCGCGATGCGGCGGTGGCCTTGGTGACGCCGGAGATTCGACGGCAGCAGCAGCGCTTGCTGGAAGCGCGTACAGACGTGGGCATAGCCAAGGCGTGCATGGGGTGGACCCGAGCGACGACAAGCGCACAGCAGGCGGCGCTGAGGCGTGCGGAGGAGCGGCTGGAGGAGGCCAAGGCGCAGCTATGGCCACAGGCAACATTGGAGATGCTGCCGGTTCTTGTTGCGGCGGTTGTGGATGAGCTATCCCAGCCGCGTGATTGCCCGACGTGCCACGGTCGGGGGGCGGTGCGCGCAGGGGCGTTGGTGAAGGTATGCGCGGCGTGCGGGGGCAGTGGCATGCTGCCGGTGAGTGATCGCCGTCGGGCGGCTGCGATTGGCCGTGATGAGGCTTCCTACCGCAGGGTGTGGTGTGGCGTGTACGAGTGGTTACTTAACAAGATGCGTAGTGCCGAACGCCAAGCGGCTAGGGAGCTTCAAGAGGCGTTGCAGAGAGAAGCTGCGTAGTGCGGAGTTGATGCCTCCGCACTTTCCCCCCTACTGTACGCGCCTGAGTGGTGCTGTGTCCTCATCCTGCTGAACGTTGAATTGATTTATGACTGCTGCGTTATCAAGTGCGTATGCCATGCACGAAGGCGACGCACTGCGGCTGCTTTGCGACATAGACAGCGCAAGCGTGGACGCGGTGATTACCGATCCGCCGTACTGTTCCGGTGCGATGCGGATGGCGGATCGCTTCAAGCCCACGAAAAGAAAATATATCAACAGCACCACTAAACATATTGCCCCTGATTTTGATTGCGACTTCCGCGACCATCGAGGTTTTTTGGCGTGGTCCAGCCAATGGCTTTCGGAGTGTCGCCGCATCACGCGCCCTGGTGGTGTGCTTTTAGTGTTTACTGATTGGCGGATGCTGCCAACGCTCACCGATGCCGTACAGAGTGCAGGCTGGGCGTGGCAGGGCATTGTGGTATGGGATAAAACGCCTGCATGTCGTCCCCAGCTAGGCCGGTTCCGCAGCCAAGCTGAATTTATCGTCTGGGCGTCCTGCGGCCTGATGAATCCCAAAGCGCATCCGGTCACGCCGGTAGGCGTTTTTGCTACCGGCACAGCGCCCCGCGAAAAGCGGCACCAAGTCGGAAAGCCGTTAGCGCTTATGGAGCATCTCATAAAGATCGTCCCCCCTACCTCTACGATTCTTGATCCATTTGCAGGCAGCGGCACAACCGGCGTTGCCGCCTTGCGTGCTGGACATCGGTTTATTGGGATGGAGATATCACCGTGGTACTGCGATGTAGCGAAGCAGCGTTTAGCAGATAGCACGTAACGCGCCACTGAGTGAAACGCGTTCTAATCCCCGCTGTTTAGCGGGATTTTTTTGGCTCATACCGCCTTCGGGCGGTTTTTTGCGTACTGGAGTCCCCCCATGCAGACCATCGGTGAAGAAGGCATTGCACTGATTAAGTTTTTTGAGGGTTTGCGGTTGCAGGCGTACATATGCGAAGGCGGTGCGCTGACGATTGGTTACGGCGAGACGGGCAAGCATGTGACGCCTGCTATGTGTCTTGCCAATGAGCAGGAAGCCGATGCGATGTTACGTGCTCGATTAGCCAAAGAGTTTGAACCGGCTGTACGGCGTTATGTGCGTGTGCCACTCAAGCAACAGCAGTTCGATGCGCTGGTGTCGCTGAGCTTCAATATTGGTGTGGGCGCGTTTCACCGCTCGACGCTGTTACGCAAGCTTAATGCCGGTGATGTTGCTGGTGCGGCGCAGCAGTTTCATGTGTGGAAATGGGCGGGCGGTCGTGTGCAGTCTGGTTTAATCATCAGACGTGCCGCCGAACGTGTGTTATTTGAATATGGTGACTGGCGTGCCGAAGCGGAGAAACAGCGTGCTGCTTTGAAGAGCAAGGGCCGCCGTGGTTGATCCCTCGCTGCTGCCTGCCTGGTGGAAAGAGGCGTTTTATGTGTGCCTGGCGATGGCCACGGGGACGCTGAGTTATTTAATGCGTGCACTGGACGCTAAAGAGAGGCTGGCCGTCTCCCGCGTGTTGATTGAGGCGGGGATTGCGGGGTTTGTTGGTTTATTTGTGATGTGTGTGTGTGAATGGTTGGAGATGAGCCAAGCGTTCACGGTGGCGGCGGTGATTGCCTCCGGTTTAATTGATACACCGCAGACCTTAGAGCTGATTCAGAACGTGATTGTGCCCAAGCTCGGCACGGGGAGAAGGAACACAGATGATCGTTAATACACTGCGCCGTGTGTGGCGAGGTTTGCCCAGTGTGCGGCTGCTGATTGAGTACATGATGATTGGTGCGTTGGTGGCGTTGGTCGCGCATGCAGTGCTGGCCTGGTCCGAGCGCAGTCAATTAGCGCAGCGGGCGGCGCAGCTGGAAGGCCAGTTAGCAGCGGTGGAAAGCACGTTGGATGCGCAGGTTGCGATCAACACGGAGCAAGACGCTGCGCTTACGCGGCTGCGTGCGTTACGGGAGATCGACAGGCAGGCGATTGCGGGGCTGCATACGGATTTGAATCGGATCACGTTGCGCGACCGTGCATTGCGCTGCGGTGTGCGATGAGCCGCAACGGGGTTTTTTATGCAAGCGCTTACGACACGGTGCGCACGCATGTATTGCGCATGGTGGAGGGCGAACGGATGAAATGCACAGTAGAGATGGAGGGTGCGATGCCGAAAAGTGTTTCTATTACCTCAATGACGTTGGATACCAGCCGCCAGTGTGCCGCCGATGCAGTTGCGGGGGATGTAGGTGCGCGCCGTTTCGATGTCTGGGTTACCGGCCAGCGTTGCGGTGAAGGTGTGATCTTTGCACGTACAACGCTCAGTGATGGCATTTGCCGTGTCCATCGTATTTTGGTGAGGGTGCAGTAATGGCGTGGGCAAAAGGCCAGTCTGGCAACCCCAAGGGCCGCGCGATGGGCAGCAGGAACAAGAACACGGCAGCGATTAAACAAGCCTTTCTGGAAGCGTTTGACCAGCTCGGCGGTGTGCCTGCCTTAGTCGCCTGGGCGCAGGAGAACAAAACAGATTTCTACAAACTAGCGGCGCGGATGATCCCCACGGAGGCCCGCGTCAGTGGTGAACTGGAGTTGAAAGAGGCGGGCGATGATGAATTGGATGCCGCCATTACAGCATATGCCACCCAAGCAGGTATTAGCCTTGTTGTTAGAGGAGAAAGCGCGGCGACGCCGCACTAACCGTCTGGCCGAATACAGCCCCTACCCCAAGCAGCGCGCTTTTCATGCGATGGGTGCAGGCACGCGTGAACGGTTGTTGGCGGCGGCGAACCAGTCAGGAAAGACACTGTGCGCTGGGCATGAGGTGGCGATGCATCTCACAGGCCGCTATCCGCAGTGGTGGGAGGGTAAACGTTTTGAAAGGTCCAATCACGGCCTGGCCGGTTCAGAAACTGGAGAACTAACACGCCGTGGCGTGCAGCGCATTTTGCTAGGACGCGATCCTAAAACGGAGATGGGGACAGGTGCGATTCCTGGAGAATGTATTGAGGGCGTGACCTGGGCGCGTGGCGTGCCTGAACTGGTCGATACGGTGTACGTGCGACATGTGTCTGGGGAGCGCAGTTCGATCTCGCTCAAGTCCTTTGATCAGGGCCGCGAGAAATGGCAAGCCGATACGGTCGATTGGGTGTGGTTTGATGAGGAGCCACCCGAAGATGTGTATTTCGAGGGGATCACCCGGACCAATCGGACCTTTGGCCCGGTGTTTATGACGTTCACACCGCTGAAGGGCATGTCCAGCGTGGTACGGCGGTTTCTGCTGGAAGAAGCCCCGGACAGGGGGCTGGTGCAGATGACCATTGACGACGCCGAACATTACAGCCCTGAGGATCGGGCGCGCATCATTGCCAGCTACCCAGCCCACGAGCGCGAGGCGCGCACCAAGGGCACTCCTTCACTGGGCAGTGGCCGCGTGTTTCCTATCGCGGAGGACTCGATTGCCATCGCGCCGTTCTCGATTCCTGAAGAATGGGCGTTGATTGGCGGGATGGACTTTGGATATGACCACCCGTTCGCTGCGGTCAAAATGGCATGGGATCGTGAAGCCGATGTGCTTTACGTGATGTGTGCATACCGTCAGCGTGAAGCAACCCCTGTCATCCACACGGCGGCATTGAGGCCCTGGGGCGCACGTTTGCCGTGGGCGTGGCCGCACGATGGGTTGCAACACGACAAGGGCAGCGGTGAACAATTGGCCGAACAATACCGGCAGCAGGGGCTTTCTATGCTGGGGCAACGGGCGACCTTCACGGACGGCACCAATGGCCTTGAAGCAGGCGTCACGGAGATGCTCGACCGGATGCACACCGGACGTTTGAAGGTGTTTAGCCACCTGACAGAATGGTTTGAAGAATTCCGGCTCTACCACCGTGAAGACGGGCGGATCGTCAAACACCATGACGACCTGCTCAGCGCGACACGGTACGCGATGATGATGCGGCGGTACGCCAAGCCACCGCACGTAGCCACATTTAATGTTTACGATTACTCGGTGGATTATTGAAGATGCCCCGCGCACAGAAAAAAGCCACGGATGAACTGGCCCAGATGCGCTCGCGCTACCAGCTCGCCAGTGATTGCTGCCGCGATCTTTACGACCAGGCGCGTGATGATATTAAGTTTGTCACAGTCCCTGGGAACCAGTGGGATGAGTCACTGAAGAAACGCCGCAGACACCGACAGACGTACGAATTCCCCAAGCTGCGCATGCATACCCAGCAGGTGATAAACGAGATGCGCCAGCAACGCCCCTCTTGCAAGGTGCGAGGCGTGGAAGAATCGGACCGTGGGCTGGCTGAAATCATGCAGGGGATTTGCCGCAATATTGAAAGCGTATCCAATGCCGATCACGCCTATGACATTGCGTACGAGAAAGCGGTCAAGGGTGGTTTTGGTGTACTGCGCGTGATGACAGATTATCTCAATGAGGATGATTTTGAGCAGGATATTCGCATCAAGGCGGTACGCAATCCGTTTGCGGTAAAATTTGACCCTGCCGCCGTTGAGATTGATCGGCGTGATGCAAACTTTGCGTTTGTCGAGGAGTTGATCCCGAGAACCGATTTTGAGCGCCGCTTTCCGGACGCCGATGTGTCCGACTTCGACGCAGATACACAGTGCGGTGCGTGGCGTGATGCTGGGCAGGTGCGCATTGCCGAATACTGGTGGAAAGACCCCAGAAAACGGGAATTGCTGGCCTTGTCGGATGGCCGCGTGGTGTTTGCCGACGAGATCGCCGCGCAGGCTGGGTTGGGTGTGGAGGAGGCGAAAACGTTTTTAGAGTCAGCGGGTGTGCAGATCGTACGTACACGCACCATTGAGGGTCACCGCGTGCTGATGCGGCTGACCAATGGGCACACCTGGCTGACGGAACCTTACGAATTCCCTTGCCAATTTATCCCCATCGTTCCGGTATGGGGGAATATCGAGAATATTGATGGCAGTGATTACTGGTCGGGCATGGTGCGTTTTGGTAAGGACCAGCAGCGCCTACATAACGTACATCGAACAGCGCTTGTTGAAGCGGTCGCCAAATCCCCTAAAGCGCCTTTCATCGTTGATCCCAAAATGATAGAGGGTCATGTGCAGATGTGGAATGACTCACATTCTGAAGACTTCCCCTATCTGTTGGCGAATATCGTTGATAACGGGCGTATCCCTGTGCGTGTCGAGCAGGCCCAGGTCCCCGCCGCTTTAATTCAACTGGCGGGCATGGATAACGACGATGTGAAAGCCGCCACGGGGATCTACGACGCGAGCTTAGGCGCACGCAGTAATGAAACTAGCGGGATTGCGATCAACAGCCGCAAAATGCAGGGCGCGGTGGCCACGTTTAACTACATTGATAATCTGGCTTACGCGGTGCGTTACACCTATGAAATTCTCGTAGACATGATTCCTCGTGTCTACGATACGCCGCGTGCGGTGCGTGTCCTTGGCGAGGATGGCGGCGAGAAGTGGAAACAGTTGTACCAACAGGTGACCGACCCGACGACCGGCCACACGGTCACCCTGAATGATATCCGTCAGGGGAAATATGATGTAGTGGTCACGGTGGGTCCAAGCTACGCCACGCAACGCATGGAAGCTGCTGATGCCATGATGCAATTGGCGGCCCAGATGGGCGGTGTCGCGCCACAAATCGCCACTGTAGCCGCCTACGCCGGAATGCGGAATATGGACCTTGTCGGCGGGGACGAAGTGTTCGCCGCTTTCCATAAGCTACTTGTCGCCCAAGGCTTGCTCCCTCCCAAAGACGGCGAGCCGCCTCCAGAACCGCCCGCTCCGGACCCCGTACAGCTAGCCCGCGTGCAGAAACTATCGGCGGATGCGGAATTGTCCGATGCACGGGCGCAACATCAACGGGCCGACGCCGCACAACAGCATCTTGAGACATTGGCGGCTGCGCATGCCTTAAGCGCGCCTGCCGTCGATCCTGGGTGGCTTCCTAACGCCTCCAACAACACACCGCCGCAAGGCGGTTTTTTTATGCCTGAAGGCCCTGCGCCTCACGGCTTGATACCGGCTGCCCACAGCCGCGTCCGCATTGGCCCGGTCAGGCCGACCCCGAGAGGATGAGATGAGCGACGATACCAACACCGCTACGGTGAGTTTTGAGGCGGTAACACCGCCCACAAACGACGCGCAAGCGGCGCTGCAAGAACAGCAGCAACAACCGACGCCGGAACCCAGCAGCGAACCGCCCAGCGCCACCGGCGAGGCGGACAAGCAGGCCGAAGAGAAAAAGAAACAAGGCAACCGCACCCGCGAATACATTCAGCGGATCAACGGTGAAAACAACGAGCTACGCCGTCGGCTTGAGGCATTGGAGCGGCAGCAGCAACCCGTCCCTACGCGTTCCAGCCACACGCCGCAGGCAGGGCAGGAAGGCGCACCTGGGCTTGAAGACTATGCCTATAACTGGAATGAATGGGCGGACGCGCGTTTTAGCCATCTGTTCCAGCAGTGGCAGCAGGAACAGCAGCAGGCCGAAACCGTCCGCCAGCAGCACAGTGCCCAGGCGCGTTATGAAGCACGTGCCGCAGAGTTTATGAATGCGCACCCTGATTTTTACGAAACGGTGGGGTCAATGGACCTTTCCCTGCTGAGTCCTGCCGTGCAGGCCGCTGTGATCCAGCACGAGAAAGGCCCAGAGATCGCCTACCACCTGGCCACTCAGGACGATGCGTTATGGTCCCTGGCTTCGGTGCGGGAAGACTTACTGCCCGCCGCTGTGGAACGGCTGGCAGCGCGCATGGCTACCCCTCAGACACACAACCCCCTCACTTCAGGCCCCTCACCAGGCAAACCGATCAGCAACGCCCCACCCCCACCCCCGTCGGTATCAGGCCGCTCCCCAGCGGAGATTCCGTCTGAGAAGCTGACCGATGACGACTGGTACCGCCGCGATGTCGACAAGCGGCGCAAGCGCTAAACGACACACCACACCCACCCTTTTTATTTCAGGAGTACACCTATGGGCACTCAGGCACTCACCCATCAGATGATCGCCCGTGAAGCGGCAAAGATGCTTGTTGAGCAGAACAACGTTGTTACTAACATCAACACCGAACGCTCCAAGGAATTTGGGGAGGAGATCAACGGCTACAAAAAAGGAGATACCGTAAAAATCATGATCCCACCGGTTCCGGTGACTTACAGCGGCTCCGTTTTTGCCGCCTCTGGCGCGATATCCGCTCCGTTATCGGCACCGCCCATCAGCGAGAGTTACGTTAACTTGCAACTGGATCAGCAGCACCATGTCCCCCTGACTTTTACGGCGAAAGAAAAGAAGCTGGACCTGACGGACTTCAGCAAGCGCTTTTTACGTCCGGCAATGACTTCACTGTCCAGCAAAGTGAATGCAATCCTGCTAGCGTCCATGTACCAGCAAACGCCAAACGTGGTGGGCACGTGGGGCACGGTCCCCAGTACGCGCACCCCATGGCGTTCGGCGGCCTCGACCCTGGATCGCCATCTGGCCCCTGAAGAGGACCGCTGCGCGCACTTCTCCACCGAGGCCAATGACGCCCTGGCCGAGGCGAATGCGGCGCTGTTCCATACCTCCGATGAACTGCGCGGTGAATTTAGTAAAAACGCCGTCGGCCTCTTTGCGGGGTTAGAGTTTTACAAACAGTTATCACTGCCCACGCATACCAACGGGTTAGGGGCGGGCTATGTGGTCAGCGGCGTAGGTCAGATTGGCTCGTCTATTTCAATTGATGGCAAAGCCGGAAAAGGCGATATTATGAAGGGGTCCATCATCACCTTCGCTGATGTCTTTGAGGTGCATCCCATCACCGGCGCGACCACTGGCAGGTTGCGACAGTTTCTAGTTACCGATGACTACGGCGCAGGTGGTAGCACACTTTCCATTTACCCAGCGATCATCCCTACAACCTCAGAAGGGATTGGTACCGTAGACAAAGCCCCAAGAGATCGCGCAGCCATTACCGTTTTTGGCAAACCATTGGTGCCAGCCGTTCAAAACCTTGTCTTCCACCGTGATGCATTCGCCACCGCGTTCGCCCCCCTTCCGGTGTTGGCCTCGTGCGAAGGTTATACGGCAAGCATAAAAAACATCAGCGTGCGTGTGATGACCTTTGGCGATGGTAAAAACGATATGGAACATACCCGCGTAGATGTGTTGTTTGGTACGCCTGCCCCTGTCCGTCCCGACCATGCGTGCCGCGTGACGCAGTAATCCCCTTTACAGGAACGCCTATGACCACGGTGGCAGAGATCATCCGCGATGCGTTCGGGCATTTGCGCGTACTGGATGCCAACGAAGCGGTAGAAGCTGAAGATGCAACCCGTGCGATTCGTACGCTCAACCTGATGATGCGCCGTTGGGAGGCGAACGGGATTGCGCTAGGTTGGTCAGAGGTCACCAGCCCCGACGACCTCCTGCCAGCGCCCGCCGAAGCGGAGGAAGCCATTGGCTATAACCTGGCGGTGCGCTTGCGTGCCGGTTACGGTGTTGTGCTGGAACAAGACGTGCTCAACGCGGCCGAACGGGGCAGGGCGATGCTGCTCAGCGATACGGTGCATGCCAGCGGCGTTCGCATGCAATACGCCCTGCCTGCTGCCGAAAGCCAACGGCGTTATGGTAGTGACGGGTACGACGGATGAGCGCCCGATGGCGTGAAGCCCCTGTGACCGGAGGCGCTTATAGCGACGAGACACGTGCCTGGACAGTGCAGGATACGGTGAACTGGATTCCAGAAGCCGCCGAACGTGGCGGAGGGCGTTCATCCTCCATGTTGCGCTGCGCTCCTGGGGCGGCGGTGTTCTGTGTCCCTGAAGCCGCTAACCCTGCTCCGGTGCGCGGATTGCATGATGTGGAAGACAAGCTGTTCGCAGTGATCGGTACGAAGCTATGGCAGATCACCACAGCGGGGGTGGCCATCCCTCGCGGGACCATCCCAGGCGTTGAGCGTGTCTGCATGGCGCACAACCAGATTGCCGGAGGGAACCAGTTAGTGATCGGTAACGGCACCTCTGGCTACGTCTACAACACCTATACGGAATTACTCGCCGAACAGATCACCGGTGAAGGGTTCCCAGGGCTTAAAGCGTGCGATTACGTGGACAGCTACATTGTGGGTGTTGAGCCTTCGGGCAGGTACTGGTTTCATTCCGCCCTGGCCGACGCCACCAGCTACAGGGCCCTGGACCGCTACGAAGCCGAAAGCCAGCCGGACCGCATTGTCGGATTGACCGTGATCCATCGCACTGTTTTCGTGCTGGGCAAACGCTCCGGGGAATTCTTCTACAACAGCGGCGCATCGGAAGGTACTTTTCAACGCCATGCAGGCACTGAAATGCAAACAGGCTGCGCCTCCCAGCACACCATCCAACAGATGGGCAATACGGTTTTCTGGCTGGGACATGATGGCCGTGTGTATCGGCTAGACGGCTATCAACCGGTTCGAATCAGCACACCGCCGCTGGAGCAGGCCATCACCGCGTGCAACCATGAGGAAGCATTTGCGTTCACCTTTGATGACCGTGGGCATCAGGTGTACTACCTGACCTTCCCCGATGGGATGACCTGGGGGTTTGATATAGCAACCCGGGAATGGCATCGCCGAGAGTCCTTCGGGGTCAGCCGTTGGAGGATGAACGCCTGTGTACGGTGGGCCGCCCACTGGGTGGCTGGCGATTTTGCAAACGGCAAGTTGTATACCCTGGACTGGGGGATGCCGTGGGAACACGGCCAAGTGATTGAGCGCCGCCGTGTGAATGGCGTTCTGCACGACCATCAGAACCGCATGACCGTAGATGCCGTGGAGCTTGTGTTCGGCACAGATGCCCTTGGCGGCTACAAAGGGCCGGGCGATCTCACCCCCCCACAACCGGCAGGGCCTACGCTCAGCGGCAACGCACCAGATGCGGTGAACAAACAGGCGTACCGCTACGCCTACACCATGAAACCTGGTGCAACGCCCATTGTGGCAGTACGTGTAGTGAGCGGTGCGTTCCCCGAAGGATTGAGCCTTAATTCTAAAGGCGTGTTGTCAGGCACCGTGGAGGTGGCGGGGCTGGTTGCCGGAGCCAAGCGCGCTTACCCATTTACGATTCGCGTGACCGACGCGAACGGACTGTGGGCCTGCGTGAGCGACACGATGACAATCACGACCGCCGAGGTGATTTGCGGTACCTCCACCAGCTATAGCGGAGGGCAAGCGTTCCCGAACATCGTGCATGTGCAGCTTGGAAGCCAAACGGGGCTTGTGACGCTCGCCTACGCCACCGCCTCCAACCCTGACAAGTTCCAGGTGTGGATCGGCGGGCAGAAGGTCATTGATACGGGCTACCACGGCGACGCCAGATATCAGGCGCAACTGGATGCAGACCTTAAAAACAGGGGGATACCCCCAGAGACCATTACCCAGAGGCCGGGGGGCGAAACCACCCCAGAAGGCCAGTTCGCCAACAAAAACTACGAAACAGCCACGTTCCAAAAAACCACCGCCGATACGATTGCCGAGGTTTGGGTGTACTCACCGCTGGCGGGGACGGCGTGGCAATTCCACCTGGACTGCCCAACATGAGCCGAAAAGTGATGCTCCGCTACAGCAAAGACGGCGGCTACAACTGGTCGGCCTGGGTAGCACGCGATCTTGGCGACGTGGGCGCGTTTCAGAAGCGCCTCAGACGTTACCGCCTCGGGCAAGGGCGGCAGTGGGTGTTCGACATCCGTATCACTGATCCTGTGGTCGCTCATCTGCTGGCGATGTCGCTGCAAGCCTCAACAGGGCCTGCCTAACCCCTCATCCTTCTTTCTGGAGCAATCGTAATGCCTTGGGCTTCTCTTATTCCTGCGGCGGGTTCTATCCTCGGTAGTATTATCTCCAACCGTTCCGCCCATCGGGCGGCGGATGCACAAACACAGGCCAGCCAGGCGGCGATCGCCGAACAGCAACGCCAATACAACCAGACACGGCAGGACCAGATGCCTTGGCTGACGGCGGGGCAAAATGCGCTGGCAGGACAGCAGGCCGTACTACATGGCGACTATTCCGGCTTCCAGAACTCCCCTGATTACGCGTACGCGTTGCAGCAGGGGTTGCAGGGCGTGGACCGCAGCGCCGCCGCACGTGGTTCGCTGTACTCCGGCGGGCATCAGGCGGACCTTGTGAACTACGCCCAGGGCTTGGCGATGCAGAACCTTAACAACTACTGGAACCGATTAGCAGGGATGTCTAATGCAGGGCAAGCCGCCTCTAGTCATCTAGCCAGTTTTGGGCAGAACTACGCTGCCAACATGGGCAACCAGCTCAACAATGCGGCTCAGGCGCGAGGCTGGGCCACTAACAGAATCTCCGACAACACCACGAACATGCTGGCGGGGGTAAGTAACGCTCTTGGGGACTGGTACGAGGGACGGCAACGCCACACCAACAACGGGGCGTCTTTTGGGAACGCCTCTACGGCTGATCCCTACGCACGCGACCCCTATATCAGTGACCCCTACAGACAACACCAATGGTACGCGGGAGGTTAAGCCGTGGCGAATCCGTTAGAGATTTACCAGTACGCCAAAAAAGGCGTTGACGAAGGCCGATTGCGTGCCATTAACCGCCTTGCCGGTCAAACCCTAACCGCCCCCGATAGCGCCCAGCGCGATGACTACATGCGCGCCTTAAATGGCGTTGATCCGATGGCTGGCTATAAAGTGCAGCAGCAGTTGCAGCAGGACGCACAAGCCACGCAGGACCGGCAACAGAAAGCCGCCGCAGGGTTGGCCAGTGCGTGGCTGTCCACGGCCAACGCGCCCCCCGAGCAGCGGCAACACTTTTACGACACCTTTATCGCCCCCCAGTCCCGGGCCGTCGGCCTTCAACTGCCAGACCAATACGACCCTGTCTCGCTGGATCAAACCGCCAAAGCGCATCTGGCCATGCTGCAAAGAGGTCCAAGCGCGCAGCCGTACACGCTCGCTCCGGGGGCGCGTCGGTATGACAGTAATAACGCGCTGGTGGCCGAAGCGCCCTTACAGGAAAAACCGCAATACGACGCGGCACGGGGAGGGTTCGTCAAAATGGCTCCCGATGGCACGCCGGTATTCACTCCGGTTCCAGGGATCGAGCCCAAGCCCGACACTTCCCAGATGATCACGCCGTACCAGCAGGCGCAACTAGGGCTGAGCCGAGAACGCCTGGCGCTTGACAGTGAAAATCGCAGGGATGTTGCCGCCACGAAGCAAGCCGCGCTGGATATGAGGAACAATCAGGTGCACCAAGCGGCAATGGCCCGCTACAACGAAGCTGTTGGGAGCGCGCAAAGCCTGAGCGATGCAATCGACAAGTTGCAGACGTCAAAAGGCTACGAGCAACTGGGTACGCTCATAGGTGGGGGCCTGTCAAAACTCCCATATACGCGCGCCACTGACGCGCAAGCGCAACTGGATAACATCGCCGGACAGGTGGCGTTAACCACGATGGATCGCTTAAAGGCGCTATCTCCTCAGGGTGCCTCCGGCTTCGGGGCGTTGAGTGAAAAAGAACTGGAATTGCTCAAAAGCTCGATTGCTACGCTGAAACCTGGGATTTCCCATGACGAGCTTAACGCAAGCCTGCGCACTATTAAGAAGATGGCGGACAAAGCCGCCTCCATGGCCCCTCCGCAAATAGGGATGCCCGCAAGCACGGGAACGTCTGCAAAAACGCCTGCACTCAAAATTGGAGATGTGCTACGCGGTTACCGTTACCTGGGAGGCCCCCGTAATAAACCTGATAGCTGGGAGAAAGCGGAATGAGCACTCCTGGCAAGAAAAATCAGACGCCCGATGACCCTAACGGACCCTGGAATGATTTTGCAGGCGAAACCGCCGCGCCCGACGGGCCGTGGAATGATTACGCAGACGAAGTCGCTACGCCCAAGAAAAAGGCACCCGCCCCCGCACCCCCCGTCGATCAGGCAGCGATTGCGCGTCAGGTGTATAACGATTCGCCCTGGTATCAACGCCCCTTCATCGCCGCTGGGGCGGAAATGAACCGCATCGGGCGCGGCCTCCAGCAGCTGATTACCGATAAAGACTCCGCCAAAGGGCGCGCCCTACAACAGCGTATCGATGCCGATGCGCCAATGCAGGAAGGGGTTAACGGTGTCTCTGGCTTTATAGGCCGTGTGCTGCCATATGCAGCGACAGCCGTCATGGGTGGCCCCGAGGCTGCCGTACTTGGGCGGTTGGGGCAAGCGGGCACGTTGGCACGGTTTGCCACCAAAGCCGGTGTTGCGGCGGCGGAAGGGGCGGGCTATGGCGCATTGGGAGAAACCCGCACAGGTGAAAACAGGCTGGCCAATGCAGGCTATGGCGCGCTGGGCGGGGTTGCAGCGCGGGGGGCACTCGGCGCTGCCAGAGGTGTTACGAGTGGTTTAGCACGTCATGGCGATCCGCTCCTGCAAGCTGATATTACCATCGCCCAACGTGAAGGCATCCCACTGCATGTGTCTCAGGTAGCCCAATCCACACCGGCGCGCACGATGGCCAGCATGGCAAAGTACCTCCCGTTCAGCGGAGCCGATGCCGCCGCGCGTAACCAGCAGAACGCCTGGAATCGCGCACTCACACGCCACGTAGGCGATGCAACGGATCGGCTGGATGACAGCTGGATCGCCAAGCAGAAGCAGGCATTAGGCGAGGCCTACGATACGATCTGGAACCGTAACGATGTCACGATCTCCCCTGAAACAGCCACACGAATGCATCAGATTGTGCAGAACGCCTATCGCGATCTTGGCACCGATGGCGGCAAGGTGGTTGAAAACCAGTTCGGGCGCATTCTGGATGACATTGCGCAGGCAGGACAGGAGGGTACGATCAGCGGCAGGAACTACCAGCGTCTGGCGCGTACTCTGGCCCAGGTGCAGCCTGGAACATCGGTCGGCAACTATGTAGGGCGGCTGCGTAAGGAGCTGATCGGCGATGCGGAAAACTCCATCACCCCCTCTGATATGGCGTTACTGCAACAAACGAACCAGAAATATAACAACTTCAAAACACTGGAGAAGCTGCTCACCCGCCAGCCAGGCGCAAAGGCCGATATCGCACCGGCGGCGCTATGGAGTGCAGTCAATGCCCGAGGCCCGAAGGCCACGCAGGAATTCCGCGAGTTGGCCAAGGTGGGTCAAAACCTGCTAAAGGACCCCATCCCAGATTCAGGGACGGCGGGGCGCCAAATTTCAACAAGTTATCTTGGCACTGCCGGTGGGGTCGGTGCCCCCGGTGCATTTCTCCCCGCTTTGGGTGCATTGGCAGGCGGTGTGACCTTTGGGCGCGCATTAAACTCGCCGTTCATAGGGAACTGGCTTGCGCGTAACGCAGGCAAACCGGACTTCTTTGCCAATCTGCTAGCGGCTCAGGGCCTTAAAGGGGCTTTGCGTAAAGGGCTAGGCCGTGCGGGGCAGATCGCCACTATGGCAGGGGCCGAGCAGCGTCTACAAGATGACGCCCCTTAAGGGGCCACTGGTTTATTAACCGTGTCGTTTGCTTTTTGCGCCCGCAACACACGCGCCAACCAAGATGGAGTTATCCAGTGAATGAATACGCCGAGACGCTTCACAACCTCATCGCAAAGCATACTTACATATGCAAACAGTACACATAGCCCCGCGAGCGCAACGAAGCCTAAATAAATGTACAGGGTCGTGTTGAGAATCCCGAGACGCTCCGCTAAAAGCGCCGCTAAAACACCCACTAATGACGCCATTTCATCCCTCCTTAAATTGTTGTCGGATGTAATCCCATGACCGCCTTCCGCTTATTCTCACGCCTGAACACCTTTTATGGAATGACAGGGCAATTACTGGCCGCCGGACAGCTTAAGTTCTATGACGCAGGCACGACAACCCCGCGCCCTGTGTACGGCGATAGCGGATTGGCCGTGAACAACGGTGTTGCGGTTCGGCTGGATAGCTCAGGTCGCCCTGACGTGGATATCTGGGGGAAAGGGTCCTATTTCGTCGAACTCTTTGACAGCCTCGGTGCAAAACAGGGTGAGGCTGACGGCGTATCCATCCCTGGCGGCGGAGGCCTAACCATCCCCGCATTGGATTCAAGCAAATTCCTGACCAATAACGGGGCGATATTACTGTGGTCAACAATTCGGGAAGTCCCTGACCCTGTCGGAATGGGCGGTAAGGTACTTGGCACCGATGGCGAGAATCTGCTTTGGCAAAGCCTCCCACGCCCGCCGGACTCGCAGTATACCGTCAGCACGGATATGTTGAAGATTGGGAATTTTATGATCCAGTGGGGCCGCGATACCGCCCCCGCGAGCGGCAAAGCGGCCACCTTGAAACTGGTGACGTTCCCAAAGCCATTCGCGAATACCCCATATTTCGTAAAAGCCAGCGTCACCGCAGCACTTGCAACAGCTAGCAGCCTCGTTGCAGAAAGCGTGAGCGGTACATCGACGACCAACGCAACGTTTAACTTCGTGACCGCAGACAGTAAAGAAAGAAACTCTGACCCCATCATCTCCTCTATTCCTTTTGACTGGATCGCCTTTGGGCAGGGGTCCGCATGACCACCATCCCCCACAATAGAGAACCGTTTCTTGACGCCTCAGGGCTGGTGGCGAGAAGCTGGCGCACCTATTTATCCTCGTTAACGCAAAGCGATGCCGCAACGCAGTTACAGCGGCAGATAGATCAGTTGCGGGCCGCTATCCCTACCGAATCCCCCAACGGCAGTAACAGTGCGCTCAATGCGCAACTGCTCGCAACAGGTTCAGTCGATGTAACAGGCACGCTTTCTAGCGGCTTCGTCACTTTGAGCCTTGAGGGAGATACTCGCATCCCAGAGGCTACTTCTTATTACGGCACCGATGCCGCAGGAGCGAAAGGCTGGCACCCCGTTCCGGTGGTTTCAGTGAATGGCAACACAGGGAGCGTCTTGCTGAAGGTGGGCACGCTTGCCGATGTGGACGCCTCCGCAATAGCAGACAAAAAAGCATTGGTGTGGGACGCCTCCTCTAACAAACATATGTACGCCGATATCCCCTCCGGGGGTGGGGGCGGCAGCACAGGCGCTATGCGCATTGAGAACATCACATCAGCCGCAGCCACCCTGACGCAATCCCAAGCAGGGAGCTATTTAAGGTTTACATATAGCGGAGCCAAGACGGTGACTGTCCCCCCTGGGTTGCCGGTATCGTCTGGGGTGATCACCGTGCTTTCCAATCAATCCAGCGGCCCCCTCACTCTCTCAGCGGGGGCGGGCATGGCTCTTAACGGGTCGGCAGGCGCGTTTGTGCTGCAACAGGGCGAAGCCGCCACCCTTGTGTTCCTGAGCAGCAGCGAAGCGGACGTCATCACAGCAAGCACCACCGGACAAGCCAGCTACACGACCGCTATTTGCGTTGCGTTCAACGGTAAAAACCAATGGGGTGACATCGCATCGCTTCCCTCATCGGTCATCGGGGGTACGCCGCACACTATTCTGGCGCTTTACAGCCCGCTCGGCGGCTTCGGTTCTCTCAGCACACGCCAAGCGGTATTCAGCGGCGGCGCATTAGGAACGCCACAACTACGTATCGGCGCTTCCTCCGACGAAACCGCATTCACCTATTATGAGTCTCATGCGGACGGGTCCGAGCCATACGGCGGGATTGAGGGCGCGGGTTCTGCCACAGCGGGGCGTTGGACTGCTCACGCAGGCAAATACGTTGCGGGGCGTTGCTATGCCGCTACGCACACCGCACCGTGGACGGACTCCGACCCAAGCGGCACACCATCAACCACACCAACCCTTATGCCCCCGTTCACTATCGCGCGTCGATATAACGCAGGGTCACCCGATCGTTATTTCAATGGTTATCTGCATAGCCTTAGCGTATTTAACAGGGCGCTTTCCAGTGTTGAAATTACTGATTTCTTCGCGCACAAGGATTTAACGTCTATCAATGGTTTGGTGTCGGGATGGCGGTTCGGAACCGACGGACAAACAACCGTGCCTAACTTAGTGGACGGCGAAGCGCCCTGCGTGCTTTCTGGATCGCCGGATTACGTCCGTGCGCGCATCTGA